TTTTGCATACACACTGTTTTAGTCTTGGTAGAGAATCTATTTCAGACCCTTGATACTTCCATTTAAGATTGAATATATTTGGTAGTGTTAACCATCTGTCAACTTCAGGTCTTCCAGCAAAACCTCCCGTGACGGCTTCACCGTTAGCATTTGTTGTTGCCGCAAGATCTGCTGAAAGTAAATTACCGATTGCATTTACATCTCTCCCCACTCCCTCTGAGAAATTATCAGAGAAACCTGGTAATACATTTCTACGAAGAGCATTTATTATATTATGTATTGATTTCTGTTCTCCTTCATTTCTAGGCACAAGTTTCCAATTAAAATCAAACTGTCTCATTCCAACACCTTGGAATACTTGCTGTAGATATGGGTTTGCAATTTTTCCTGCTATGTTTTGAGATAAAGCATTTGGGTCAACACCGATTCTTTGTAAAAGTCTTTTAACAACATCAACCTTTCCCGCTTCTGCAGCTGCTCTAACAGCATCTGTTGCTTGTTCAGGATTACCTGACATCATTTCTTGAATTGCTTGTGCTCCAAATCTTCCTAATGCACCGACTGATTGATCCGACCATTGTGGACCATCTGTATAAGATACATTATCTGGAATTGGTAATAATATTTTTCCTTTTGGTATTAATTTAGTTGTACTAGATTCTTGTGGTGCCGTTGGTATTACTTGAGAAACTAAAGAACTAGTAGTATCTGCTGCTGGAACAGCAGTCGCTGTCTGATTTCCAAATCTTCTCGCTTGATCCCTCTTTAATATATTTCTCTGACTGAACCTCAATATTTCCATTTCCAAGTAATCATATTGATCCGCTATATTGGAAGGCCAATATAATTGACCCCCTTGGTTTTTACTTTGGTTGTATAATTGAGTTGCCATAGGTTGGACTCATAAATATTTGTATGATTATTCCTATATCTATATATGAACACTCTTAAGGGAAAGTATATTCCCAAAAACTCTGCTAAGTATAGAGGAGACTACCATAATATTATTTATAGATCTTCATGGGAGTTAAAATTCATGAAGTACTGTGATGGTAATCCCAATATACTTGAGTGGGGTAGTGAAGAAATTATTATTCCATATAGATCGCCACTTGACAATAGAATTCATAGATACTTTGTTGACTTTTATATAAAGGTCAAGGATGTTAATGGAAACATTCAAAAGTATTTGATTGAAGTCAAACCAAAGAAACAAACAAGAGAACCTAAGGTTCAGAAGAGGATGACGAAAAAATATATCTATGAAGTAACTGAGTATGCCAAAAATCAAGCTAAATGGTCAGCGGCGAAAGAGTTTTGTGATGATAGGAATTATAAATTTATGTTAATCACAGAAGACGAACTCAAAGTATGAGTATCTTTCAAGAGATAAGAGAATTAGCAGGCAATGAACCGAGATCTTACTCTTGGTATCGTGATACAGTACGGATGAAATTTCAGTCAGGCGATCTGTATTCAGATATGTCTGAGATGGAGGAGTCTATGATACCGACTCCAGGTGAACTTTATATGTTTGAGTACAAGGCAACATATGCTGCAAAGTTAAAATTCTATGACGAGTTTCCTCTGGTATATGTACTAAGTACAGGACCAAAATTCTTTGGTGCTAACTTACATTACCTAAGACATAGGTCTAGAATGAATGTTATATTAGGACTTGAAAACGGTAGAGCTAGATTTCCTAAACAATGTTACCATCATTATGTTGTAGCAGGACTAGAAACACCCCTATATAAAATAAATAGAGAAGATTATAAAACATCTATCTTTCTTCCCATTGAAAATTTTGTTACTAGAAGGAAAGGTATGTATCAACAATATAGTAAATCAGCAGTCTGGGGAGAAACTTCTCAATGAGTAGAATATCTGGCGTTGCGCCGATGTCGAATTATGCGACATTCAAAGAACAATTTAAAAAGTCTGGATATAGTAGTAGTAATTTCTATGATGTTACTATAGAACTAGATAGTAATCCAAAACTAATCCAGCAATTGTCTAAAGATCCTCAATTTAATTTGAGTTCTACAAAACAATTGCTTAAACTTTACTGTGATGAAGCCACGATGCCTGGTTTGCAGTTGTCAACTGGCGATTATAGAATTACTAACACACCAAATCTAAAGTATGCTTATGGTGCAGTGTTTAGTGAGATGGAATTATCTTTTATGATGGATGCTGATTCCGTGATAAAAAATATGTTTGATTTATGGTCTAACTGGATTTATGGTTATGCAACTCAACGATTAAGTCTATCAAATTTACTTGGAATAGGAGAACCCCAACAAAATTTTAGAGCAGCATATAGAGATGACTACACAGTTGATATTGTAATTGTGAAATACGAAAGATCTATGAATGGAACTGTGAATGGTAGAGAACCAAATGATAAGAGAAATGCATATTCTTTCAGAGATATAATTCCAGACGTGCCAGATAAGAAGAGTATTGATCGTACTAAATTCTATAGAGCAATCCCAGTACATGCTACAAAAATATTTAATGCTTTCCCATCAAATATATCATCAGTTCCGTTAAGTAGAGAAGAGACATCAATGTCAAAACTGTCAGTTAGTTTTGAATATGAAACTTTTACAACTACAACTCTTAACTCTGCTTCCGCTGCTAACTTTAGAGATCCTATTGGTGGTGGACCAGGATTAGATGTTCTAGAAGCACTAGTTGGACTTCTTACTTAATGGTGTATAAATACTTCAGATAGTATTCTACATCATACGGAGTTGTAATGACATTACCAAAACTTTCTACGCCAACTTATGAGTTGGTTGTTCCTTCTACTAATAAGAAGATTAAATATAGACCTTTCCTAGTGAAAGAAGAAAAAATTCTTTTACTTGCTATGGAAACTGAGGATGAATCCCAGATGGCAAATGCAGTTAAAACTATTTTGTCTAACTGTATTCAAACACCCAGATTTAAAATTGATAATCTTGCTTTGTTTGATATCGAATACATCTTCTTAAATATTAGAGGAAAATCTGTAGGTGAAACTGTAGATCTTAAGATCACATGTCCTGATGATGAAGTAACTACAGTTGATGTACAAATTGATCTGGATGAAATTACTGTTGAAAAACAGGAAGATCATTCAAATATTATAAAAATGAATGATGATGTATCAGTTGTAATGAAATATCCAAGTATGGATTTATTCATTAAAAATAATATGGCAGAAGGTTCATCTGAAGTTGATGATGTATTTGAAATTGCATCTATGTGTATTGATCAAATTGTAGATGGTGAAGAAGTATATGAAGCTTCCAATTGTTCAAAGAAAGAGATCAATGAATTTTTAGAAGGGATGGATACTAAACAATTCCTGAAGGTTCAAAAATTCTTTGAGACTATGCCAAAATTATCTCACACTGTTTCTGTTACAAATCCAAATACTAAAGTAACGAGTGCAGTAGTGATTGAGGGTCTAGCAAGTTTTTTCTCATAGCCCTATCTCATGAATCACTTGAAAATTATTTTCAAGTTAACTTTGCTATGATGCAACACCACAAATATAGTTTAACTGAACTAGATAACATGATTCCTTGGGAACGAGAAATCTATGTTCAAATGTTAGTTGATTATATTAAAGAAGAAAACGAACGTCAAAAGAGTCAACAGAGTTAATATGCCCGCACCACTCGCAGCAGCTGCACCATTATTAAAAGGACTCCTAGGAGGAGTAGGTCGTGGTGCTCTTATGGGCGGTCGTAGTGCTCTAATGACTGGTGTGCGAGCGGGAGCTAAGGGCGGATTAAGACAAGGAATAAGAGCAGGAGTAAGACAAGGTGCAAGAAACACCCTGAGAGGTGGTATCGGTGGAGGACGAGGAGGTGGTGGAAACCGCGGCGGAGGATTAGTTAAACGAACAAACGACTCTGCTATTGTTAGATCTGAGAATGGTGGTCTTGCCGTACAGGGTAGAACCATAAAAGAGGGTGGAGCATTATCTTCATCATTAGGTCCAACTAGTCAGAAGTCTTCTGCAATTGTAAAGACTGGACCTACTAAAGATAATGTACTTGGTTTGTTGGAACAGATAAAACAAACTGCAGATCAGATTCTTGAAGTAGAAGTAAAAGAATTAGATAACGATAATAAAGAATATAAAGATACAAAGAAAGAAAAAGATAAAGAAAGAAAATTATTAGAAGCTGAGAAGAGAGACGAGGAAGAAGAAAAACAGGAAGCTAATAAAGCAAAGAAAGGTAGGAAGAGAAGTAACCCTGTAGTATCAGCTGCTAAAAAAGGTCTTGGTAATATATTTGATTTCCTAATGGGAATCTTTAAAGATTTTATTTTATATAAAGTCTTAGATTGGGTTGCTGATCCAAAGAATAGAGAAAAAGTTCAATCATTAGTTAAGTTTATAGGAGCTATTCCGGGTGCCTTAAAGTTCCTATGGAAAAGATTCGTTGAACCGTGGTGGGAATTTACTAAGAAACTTTTTGGTGGTGGATTTAAAATATTCATGGCTTTCTTTAATGTAGCCAAGGATGTTATTACACTTAAGTGGTTGACTAATCCAGGGGAATTCTTCAATACTTTGATGGAGATTCCTAAAACATTAATTGAAGTTGTACCAGGAATTATTGGATCATTACTAAATGCAATTACTGGTGGTGCTGTATCAAAAATTGGTGACTTAGTTAGTGGTTTATTTAATAATCCACTGAAAGGAATTGATCTTGGTAACGTAGGAAGTTTACTTGGAAGTGCTGCAAACTTTGTTAAGGGATTACTTGGTAATGCATGGACTGGTATTACTAATCTTGTCGGTGGTTTATTTGGTGGCGGAGGAGGTAATAAAAAAACTCAACCATCACAGAATAGATCTGGTCAGGGAGGAAGAAATCGAAGAGGTAGACGATCATCAACCACTACAGCACCTAAAACATCAACACCACCAGCAACAGCCAAACCTTTAACAAAGACTTCTTCAGCTGCAGATCTTGGTCAGAGAAATTATGGCGTTAAGATGGGAGCGGCGAAGACTGTTGAACTCGATGGTAAAAAATATACTTTCACCAGAATGAAAGATGGGGATGGTCATCGTTGGTCAGTTACTACAAAAGTACAAGCAAGAACTTCTAGAGGAGTGAAGACACAAACAAGACGTGTAGATGCAAGTAAAGTTGAGGGTCTAGTTCAAGCGTTTGACCAACAATATGGAGGCATGGATTCTGAGAATGACACCACCACTACCACAGATTCTCAACCTGTAGCTGCTAGTGGAACTGTAATGGGAAATCCTGTACTCACTAGCGAGTATGGTAAAATGAGAGGCTCAAAAGCACATGGTGGAACAGATATTGGAGCAGAAAGTGGATCACCTCTTGTAGCAGTTGCTGATGCAGAAGTTGTTGATGTTGGACTTCTTTCTAGAGGGAATGGAGATCCAAGAGGATGGGGCAATTTTGTTGTGTATAGAGAAAACTCTGGACTATATCATCTATATGGTCACATGTTGGAGAAAGATATAGCGCAGATTGGACAGAAGGTAAAAGCGGGAGAGATGGTTGGTAGAACTGGTTCTACTGGTCGATCATCAGGACCTCACCTTCATTGGGAAACTGGAACTGGTTGGACTGGTGGTGTTCTTACTGGTAAATCTGATCCACTCAGTCATTATAATTTTAAAGCACCTTATACTGCTGGAGCTGGTGGTATAAAACTTTCTCCTAGTAATGAACCATCCAATTTAGATGCGCCTCCTGGTGCTTCAACACCCTCACCAAAGATAACGCCAACTCCACCATCATCAGGATCTAATTTAGGTTCTGTCCAGAGGGAAAATAGATCATTGTCTTCAGGTGGGTCTAAAAATACTAGTCCTACTGTTATTAACAATTCATCTTCTACTCAAGCAATGCACAAAGCAACTGAAACAGCTGTCGGTAGTACACTTCCTACATCTGGTTTGTGGGCAATTTATAGTTACCAGTTATAAGTAAATGTCAGATATTAACGTAACAGCTCACGGTATAAATCCAGAAACAGGTGAATATCTTTCACCTGCAGAAAGAAAAGCACTCTTTAAAAAGGGTAGGATGGGTAGTAAGATTGACCCATCATCATTTAAAAGTGGTGTTGTTTCGGGCGTTAAAGCAGCAGAGAGAGCAAGAAAAAAAGCAGAATCTGAGGTTCAAGATTTTGTTGATCTCGAACGTGAGATGGACAAGTTAAATGAGGATGCAGCTGGAGGAGGTGGATCTGGTGGTGCTACTGGTGCTATTGTTCCTTTTAGTTCTGTTGATGCTGGTCCTTTATCAACAGAAGTACAAGATCTAGAACCACCTGTAGAAAAAGTAAGAGTCAATGTTGATGATGCACAACCACAGGAAGCCGAAGAATCAAAAGAAACATTTAAGGATGCTCTTAAGAAGTTATTAGAAACTCTAAAGAGAATAACTAAATTAAAAAGTAAACAGGGAAAGGCATCTAAAAAGACTGATAAACTCAGAGGGAAAGGAAAGGATAAAACTAAAAAGAAAGAAAGAAAAACTCCGGGTAGAGATGTATTTGGTCTTGGTAGAAAGATCAAAGGTAAAGTAACGAAAACATTTGGAGATATCTTTGGACTGTTTGGTGATATTATAGCGTTTGCAGCTTTAAACTGGATATCAGATCCAAAGAACAGAGAAGCTGTAAAAGGTATTATGAAATTCTTAGGTCATGCCTTTAAGTTTATTAATTCTTTTGTCGAAGGATTTATTGATAATACTTTAACAGGATTAGCACAGCTGCTTGGACCTGATAGAAGTATTGGTGAAAGATTTAGTGGAGCACTTAAATTAATAGGAAGTTTCTTTGTACTTAGGTGGTTAAAAAATCCATTTAAAATAGTCAAAGATCTTAAAAAG